CGGTTTGATCCCACCTTCCTTCTTTACTATATACCATTTTATTCACTTTCTAATTGTTTTATTGATTTAAACAGGAGCATTCCACCATAATTCATGTGGAAAATGAATCCATGTATTAGTGGAATCTTTTGCCATCTCTTGTGCATAATAGTGTGGTTCAAAATCCACCACTTCATTGTTCCACCATAAACTTGCGAATCGTACATCACATTGAACTTCTAAAACTGAATCTTTTCTCGGGCCCTTGATATGTTTTTCCATTCTTTTGAAAGTTTCTCCTGAATCACAAATATCATCTACAATTAAAACTCTCTTATCTGACTTTCTTGGTAGGTAATCTTCCCATTCTGGAAAATCCCTAAGAGCGGCTTGAACTGGTTTAAATGGAAGTTTGAACCAATGACTCATCATTACTCCTGGCACTAATCCACCTCTAGAAATTCCGACTATCACTTGTGGGTCAAATTTATCCAATACAATTTCACGACAAAGAGAATTAACATCTCTTCTCATTTCTTCCCAGCTGTACCACAGTTTATTACTCATGATTAGCCCTCCCCATATACAGTATTGAGTTGTCTATTTACTTTAACAAAAGTAGTACACTTAGGTAATGATTTTATAGTTCTGGCTCCTGCATAAGTACATGCACTTCTCAGTCCACCTAAAATATCTTGTAGTGTTTCTTTAACTGTTCCCCGATATGGTACTTGAACCTTCTTTCCTTCTGATGCACGATGTGAGCGCTTTTCTCCATAGTATTTTAGTTGAGCATCATCAGAGGACATACCATAAAATTCCATTACACCCCCCTTGATGGTTAGTTCTCCCAAAATCTCACCTGCACATTCTTTGTGTCCTGCCAACATTCCACCTAACATCACAAAGTCTGCACCAGCACCAAAGGCTTTTGCTATATCCCCCACTACTGTACACCCTCCGTCTGTGATAATATGTCCGCCCAATCCATGAGCCGCATCGGCACACTCTATCGTCGCTGAAAGTTGTGGATATCCTACGCCAGTCATTTTGCGTGTCGTACATACACTCCCCGGCCCAATACCAATTTTCACAATATCTGCACCTGCAAGGAGTATCTGCTCCGTGGCTTCTGGTGTACATACATTTCCTGCTATGATTATTTTGTTCTTGGTTGCTTCGTGAGATCTCATCAAAGATACATAATCATTAAATCGTTCTGTGTATCCATTCGCTACATCAAGACAAATCCATTTAGTTTCATCATAACTTAATTTATCTAAATCTTGGTCTAGTCCAATAGTTTGAATAAGATACTGAAGGTACTGGTCATGTGGCCAGTCATTGAATTTACACAATGCAGTTAACATTTTATATTCAGACAATACACCATACATATCAATCGTTCCTGTATGATCCATATTGGATGCAATTATAGGAATACCTTCCCATGTATGTTTTGAGTGTTTGAACTTGAATTTTCTTGTAAGTATTGCTTCTTTTCGCGAGGTAAGTTGTGATCTCTTTGGGGAGATTAAAACATCCGCGAAATCCAATTTTACATCATCAATAATTCTCATTTGTTTGCCCTTCCGGCTTAAACGCATAGTGATATAGCAAAATTACATAATGAAGGCACTTCAACAGGTCTTTTTTATTTTTGCCTTCTTTCTTCCCGAAACGAAAAAGATACTTTATTGCAGCACCTCTTGTAAATGCTTCAGAAATTCCCATTTGATCGAATACATCTTGTATTTGAATTTTTTGGTCGCCGTAATGTTCTGAGTAAGTCCCTGCTATATACTCTTTTACTTCATCCAAAATTTTATCTTCATTATATTGAAAGAGCAGCTTCCCTGCTCCGTCTTCATCAGTTTTCATAATAAAATCTTTAAATAATAGGTTTATATTCCTTTTTTAATTTTCCGTCCTCATATAATTCACAAGGAACTTTATTATCAACAAATTTTTGATAATGGGATTGTGCTTCTGTATGAGAGGGGTATAGTGTAGAACCAGTTTTGGTTTCTACTTGATATGTGGGTAATTGCACAGTAAAGGGCATATGGGAAACTCCTTTTAAAATGTTAAAAACATATATGTACAAACAACTATTTAGGAAATAGAAATGCCAACTCCATATACAGCTTTCTGAATGAGAAAACTTTCGGTGTATACTTCATTGAGCGGATGACGAGATTCCGCCGAAGGCCCTGGTTTTAATTGACTAGGTTGTCATCCTAGTGACGGTGCCTCACAACATTTCTATAGCCTGACTAATATTCTCTTTAAATTCTGAAATTGCTCCTTCTGTATCTCTTCTAACACCCACTCCTTTATCATCAATCCAAATATCATAGAAAGGTTTAAATACAGCTACATCATTATACTTGACGCCCCAAGAATCTAATTGTTCTCTAGTTTCTTTGAGTTTATCAATTCCTGACATACATCCTCTCGCAGTCCAATAATGAAGATAATGTCCTTCATCATATAAGGAATTCAAGTACTCAATTCTTTTTGGAAAAGGTTCAGCTTTCAAAAATTCATCGGGTTCAATTGAAGTATTACTTGGATCTCCGACTTGAGTACATATAGTTCCATCAATGTCTATTATAATTACCTTTTTACCCATTTCATGAGCTTTATCAGCTATCATAACACGATGATGGATTCCACTCATGAAATGATCCGCCATGTCTTTTTGTAATTGTACTTCTCTTTCTTGAGATTGTTTGTCAATCTCTTCAATTGCTGTATCTTCACTCATTATTCTTCCTCATCAATATTTTCTAAATCATCAAATTCTTCTGCGTCTTCGCGAGATCTGATGTTATGTAAATGTAATTTATCTAAATTACGATATCTTTTATTTTCTAACCTTTTAAGTCTTCTACTAGAACTAAACTTTTCAGATTGTTCTTCCATTTCTTAATTCTTTCTTATAGATTTTTGTTGTTCAATAACATCATTATAAGAGCTAGTGACTATTATATCATCAACTCTCTGTTGTTTTCTTAATGCTATTCTCTGTTTTCTTCTTGCAGACTGAAGAAGAATTTTACTTACACCATCCAAAAATGTTTTACCTTCCATGTGATCCATTTCATGATGAAATATTCTTGCTGCTAATCCTTCAAAATTTGCCTTTATTTCTTCACCAGCTGCATTCTGATATTCAACGAAAATCGTTTCTGGTCTACTAATATTTAAAAATAATTGTGGAAAGCTTAAACATCCCTCTTTCATCCTTGTCATTTCATCCGACTCTGTAATTATTTTTGGATTGAAACATACGATTGCATCTGTCTCTGTAACTCTCATGGCAAACACCTTAACTGGCATTCCTATTTGATTTGCAGACAAACCAAGCCCCTTATGAGCAACCATATTCTCTAACATGATACTATACATTAGGTCAGGATCAGCCTGAGGTGGATCAAATATCCAAGTAAGAGGCTCTTTTTTTAAAATGGGATCTGATTCGTGTAGTAAGGGAAATTCTCTAACTTGAATTTCATTTTCTACTTTAGGTACAATTAGTTCGACCATTACATCATTCTTGAGAAATTTTTATGTTTTTCAAATTTAATAGTGCTCTTGAATCTATCATATAAGACATCTCCTTTATGACTTATTACAAACACATTAACATCACCCGCTAAATCATATAAAATCTTTAAAAATTCATCTGTTCCCGACGCATCCAAAGAAGAATCAAACACCTCATCTAAAATAAGTAGATTTGTGTTCACACTATTTTTTAACTTAGCTATAGCTCTCCAAGTAAAAAGTAGTGCAAGATCAATTCTCATTTTCTCACCTTCACTAAATGATGCATAAGTGAATTCGTCGCGGTGTCTTGATTTTATAGTCTCATTAAACCCCTCATCAAGTTCAAAGGATACATAGAAGTCCATTTTACCTAAATGAACATTTATATATTTGTTGATAATGGGCAAATATTGTTTTATTATCCTACTTTTAATACCACTATCTTTAAGAAGAGTACTCGCCAATTCATAAAGATATTTTTGATTTGACAAATTTTTCTTCTCTTCATTATATATACGAATATCTTCTTTAATACTTTCAAGTTCATTTTTCTTAGAATCAATATCCTCCGACATTTGAGATATTTCTTCAATCTGATTTGAAACCTTATTGATATATTGAGTACAGGCCTGAATAGAATTTTGGCTTTTAGCTATATCTCCTTGACAACCATTTATAGAACCAAGAATCCTCTCAATCTCTTTAATTCTTGTTTGTTGACTTTCTAATTTCTGGCCTAATTGAGTTAATCCTCCACTCATTTCATGCATTTTTCCATGAAATTGCTCTATCATTTTATCACGATGTTCTTGTGGGATTTCTTGTTCGCAAGTATCACAATGAGAATTTTGTTCATAAAATTTCATGTCCTCTTCATACTTGTTTATGCCCGCCTCAATGCCTTTACGGAAATCAAGTAATTTATCAATTTCGATTTTGACTTTTGTTTCATCCGATATGGATTGAGAATGTTCTTCAATTTTTCTATTAGCTTCAGTAATAGTCTCTTGATACTCTTTAATGTGTTTTTCATGTTGTTCTATATCTTTTCTATTTTTTGAAATTTGTATTGTTTTATTTTCTTTCAGTTTTTGGATTAAATGTGTAGAGGCTTTAAGTTCTCCGTTAGTTAAACCAAGAGCAATATCTACAGTTCCCATATCATCTTTATTTTGACCCACTCTTGCTCTGAGCAATTGATTCATAACTGAGAAGATTTCAATATCAAGAAGGTCTTCAATAATTGTCCTACGATCACTAGCCTTCAACTGCATGAAAGGAATGAATGTAGAGCTGCCCAAAACCACAATCTGAGTGAAAGATTTATAGTTCAACTTCAGAATAGTCTTCTCAAGATATTCTTGATAGTCTCGTATAGAGGCGTCTTGATTGAGCATTTCACCATTTAGATAAATTTCAAAAAAGTTCTTCTTGATGCCCCTCTTTACAACATATTTTTTAGCTCCAATAACGAATTCAACCTCAACCTCAGTTCCACCTTGATTTACTGAATTGATGAGTTGATTTTTATTAACAGATCTAAATGGCTTACCAAATAATACAAATGTAAGGGCATCTAATATAGTAGACTTTCCTGCACCATTATCACCAAGAATAAGAGTAGATGAGTTTTTGTTGAGTTCTACTTCAGTAAATGCATTTCCTGTGCTTAAAAAGTTCTTCCATTTGATTTTTTCAAATATAATCATTATTTTTATTAATACTTTTCATTTAATAATTGTGGGTTACTTGAATGTTCAAATTTATATTCTTTATCTTGTAATCCTTTTTTTAATATGTTTATTGCCAATTTATTAAATGTCATATCTCTTTCATGTGCTTGAAGAGCGAGTCTTTTAAAAATATCATCTGGAAGCTCTATATCTATTGCCATGTGTGGTAATTCATCTTTACCAAGTTCAACTGAGCTGACCTTGCTTCTTTCAGCCCGAGTAAGTTTATCTCTTCTTCTATCATCCTCATCTTGACTGTAGTTTGTCATTAAATTGTCTCCATTGTTAGTGATTCAGTATACAACGATTTCATTAAAGTATCAAGTTCTTTTTTATTTTCCAATTCTAAAGAGTTTACATATTTAGAAAGTATGGTAATGGTGTCTTCTGCTTCATCTATCAAATCTTCACCTTCTAACATATCCAAGTCAAAATTTTCAGCAATAGAAATGTCTGCCACATCAGCCTTATACAGTTTATCAATTAATGTATCAAACCAAAATGGATTCTTCTTATTAATTACTATTATCTTGACATAACAACCTTTATATGTAGAATAATCTAATTCATTAATTTCTTCAAGTGAACCATTTTCATCATCATAGTTAATCTTATAAAACATTTCATATGGATTAACTATAAACTCTAGCTCTCTAGTTTCCGTATCAAAAATATGAAATCCTCTTGAATCTTGATAATCACTCCAAGTAATTTGATATGGATTACCCAAATAATAGACTGTACCATTGTCCGATTTATGGTGAAAATGACCAGAGAATGCAAAATCAAACTTATCAAATGTAGATTGTGGCAATCCTTCAAAATTTGTTTGACCCACATGCATTGTGAAACCTTGAACCTCCAAATGACCGAATAATATTTGAGCATCTGTTTTTGCTATCATGTCTAATGAATGTTCTTTATTTTCTGGACAAATCCAAGGCTGCATCAAACACTTTAGTCCATCCAATTCAATCTCTGTAGGCTCCTCATAGACCTTAATAAATCCACCACCATCTGGTGAACTTGCTGACCTCATCATCCTGAGACAGTCCATACTATTTACATTATTCGTATTCTTAAAAAATGTGTCATGATTTCCGATTATAAGATGTAAATTGATATATTGTTCCCGGCATCGGTCAAAAAATCCCTTTCGCATTTGATAGAGAGTTTTGTAATTGATGAACTTGCGTCTGTCAACTATATCCCCCATGTGAATTACTGTGTCAATATTCCTTTCTAAAAGTGTAGGAAAGAATACATCATTATAAAATTTCAAAAAATAATCTGTAAAAACTTGACTATCATTTCTGGCTCCCCAATGCGTGTCTGTTATTATCGCAACCTTCATGTATCTGTCCTACCTAGTAATATGCTGTCTGCCATTGAAGCAAATTTGTCTCGCTCCTCTTCACATCGCTCCAGTTCATGAAACAGTTCGTTGTTTGCACCCACTAGATAATCAATTCTCTTTAAATATTTGGACTTTACTTCTTCCTCTATTTGTTTCTTTAGAGAAACTTCATATATAACTGTTGCGAGATGTTGATGGTCATGTTTTCGTAATATTGTGTTCATTTTTCCTCTTATGCTCCCATGAATAATTCAAGTGATGTAGATTTCTTTGCTACTACTTTTTTCTTTGCTTTCTTAGACTCTTCAAAATTTGAAATAAAGTCATACATATTTACCTTTTGGTCATTAGTCATCGTTTCAAATACATAATTTTCAGGTTTATCGTTAGAAGATAGTTCAACATTGTCACCAAGAGATGCATGGTTGTCCATAGTTTTATATTTTATATATAATTGTTTCTTTTCTTTTTGGATTCTTCTAATAAAGGCATAATAGATAATTTGGGTGAAGTATGCAAATGGATTTTTAGATTTCTCTGGATTAAAATTATTCATATATTGAATACAGTTTTCAATACCATCTGAAATCATCTCTTCACGAAAAGCATAATTGATGAAATTAGGTCTAAAGGAAAGTCTTTGAGCTATCTTTAAAAAACATTCACCAATATACTCTGGACATTGTGGGAGCTCTGTAGAATTTTCTTTTGCTACAGCTATACCCTTCTGAAAAGAAATCATCTCTTCTAAAAATCTTTGATTATCTACATAATTAGCCATATTCTTTCTTTCTATTTGTAATTTTTGAATACCATAATTATACCATACAAACGAGAGCTTGTCAACCACAATGGATTAAACCGGCCAGTTGACAAGCTCTTGACAGTATGGTATAATGAAGTGTTAACGAAATAGGTAATAATTATTGCTTCAGTTGTACATGAAAGTGACTTACAGGGAATTTTTCTTCTCTGTATATTTGAATTCTTTCATTATAATGCTGTAAAGTATAGTTATTTTTTTCTTTAGACCTTAAATCATCTGCAATGTCATAAAGAGTTGCTACCTTTTTTCCCTTCAGTTTTCGGAGGCCTCTTCCGATACTTTGCAAATTTCTTATACGCGACTTAGAAGGGCTAGAAAAAATGATGTTAGAAAGATTCCTAATATTGACGCCGACACTATAAACGCCATAACTCGCAACGATGATGGCATCTCTTTCCGACTCCACAACATATCTAATTTGCTCTCTTGTATCTGCATCTGTTCCTCCATAAACGAAGAAGATTTTTCTGTCTCCACGTGCTCCTTTCTTTATCATATCGTAAAGTATCCGTCCATGTTTTTCTACAAAACGAAATAATAAAAGTGTGTTTCCATTCATACTATTAGCCAGATTTACTATGAATTTATTTCTAGCTTCTGACCCTACCAAATATTCAAGCTCTTCTTGATAGTTGATATTTTTTAAATCAAAACAAATGGAATCGGGATGTCTTAACACTATGGCATTTATTTGAAATGCTGATAGGTGTTTAGCATCAATAAGTTTTTTGGTAGATGTTACCTTATGAACCTTACCAAATAGACCTTCAAGTACTAATTTGTGAGTTTGTGTACCATCAAGTGTTCCAGTTGTTCCTATCCGATATTTTGCATTGATACATTTTGTCATTATAGAAGTGAGAGATCTGGATTTGAAACCATGAGCTTCATCTCCAATCACAAGTTCATATTGTTCAAAATATTTTTGTTGCATCTTATAAATTGATTGCCATGTTGAAATGATAACAGGCAGTTCTGAGCCCTTGTCTCTCCCAGCAATTACAGTATGACAATTATTTGCTACATCCCAGCCGTATTCTCTAAAATCATTATACATTTGTGAAACTAGAGAAGTTGTTGGAACAAGAATTAATGTCTTCAACTTTAAATATCTTACTAGTATATAGATAATCAAAGATTTACCTGAAGCAGTAGGTGATAACAAAAGCACCCTTTTATTAGAGAGCACATGATTCACAGCTTCTATTTGATATGTTCGTGGTTTAATAATTTCTGGAAGTTTTGGTAAGTCACTAGGACTAATTTCAACTTTTGAGGTATTAAAGTCAGTTTCAAAATTAACACTATATCCTCTAAGGTATAGGAATTTACATAAATGTGGAAGAAGCCCATGATAAAGCACACGATTCATTACATTATATAATCTAATCTTTCCATCCCACAATTTCTTACGAAATGCAGGAATAAAGGTATGTCCTGGCACAAGAAAAGTAAAGTGGTCTGAGATTTCCTGAGCAATAGAATGTTCAGTATCGACTCTAATATAGACCTCATTAATCTTGCTTATGGTTACATCAGACGATTCCATTCTTATATTTTATCCAATCTATAGCACTTTTAATTTGAAATCCCCGATTGGAAATCATCTTTATAATTGAATCCAAATAATGAATTTTTTCTTCTAAAAGTACAATGTTCTTTTTAAGCTTAATAATATCATTATCAGCTTCTATATAAGTAGATATTTCATTTTTAAGGAGCCGGTGTAGAAATTGCTCCCATCCTAATTTTTCTAACTCTTCTTCAGTTAGTTTTCCGGCATAATAATCTGTTTTAAGTCGCACCAGTTTGGTTAACTCAAATTGTAGACCTTTAAGCCTTATACGTTCATCTATGTAGATTTTTAGATACTTATCGTGTATCTGAGGAATTCTTACAGATTCGTTTGCTAATTCTGTAATATCAATTTCACGGTCAGCATTCCAAAACTCTTGAATTTCTTCAAGCTTCAATTTTTACTCCTTATCAACCCCTGTTAATAGGAAGTCCAGAAAATGTAGTTTCATTATTAAGTAAGTTTTGTATTTCATATATGTCATATTTAAAAGTAACATCAGCAGTTACATATTCAATATCTGTCAACGTACTATCAAATTCTATAGCAGAAAGTGATATTGGAAAAACTTGTTGAAATTTAAAATTTAATTGAGGATTCATGTTACTGGTTAGTACAGTCAAAACCGCCTCAGTAGCCAGTTCTCCACGTTCATCTCGTTTTTCCCTCTCTCTTGCAAGACTCTCTGTACTATAACCCAACATATTAATCCATTCCCATATAGATAACCAATTATGCATATTCTCATCAACTATAAATCTAACAGTTAAATCATCAAATGTAACTTCATCGCCTGGTGCATCAAGATCCTTGAGTGGAGTAATGAATGGAATTGTACTTATACTAACTCCTGGCAAGTTTGCAGTTTGACAGAAATAATTTACATCTGGATATCGCCCAAGGGCAAATTTAAACCCTGCAGGAGATAGATAACTTAAATTAGAAGGTAGGGCTTGTAGTGCTGACATTTTTAATATCCTTTCTGTATTATTTAGTCAGGATAAAAAAAGGGGAAGACCAGTTTCCCAATCTTCCCCTTCTTAACAGTCATTTAGTAGCGAAACTAAATGAATTTCTTACATGAGGTTGTCAACTCTGACAGTCCTGTAGTAAGCGTTGTTACCAGTTGCTACGGCACCATCAAATGGATCTGAACCAGAGATAGCGAAAGGATTAGCAACCATTCCGTATCGTGTTTTGAATCCAATTTTTGGTTGGAAAGAATTCTCACCAACCGCACGAACCATTTGCAATGGAACGTATGGGCAATAGAACAGACCTGCGTCATAAGCAGATGAACCTTTGTATCCGCAGACAAAGAAGTTTGTTGCAGATGCACTGAAATAAGGATCAATGTACACTTTGAAGCGTCCATTGAGTGTTCCAACAAAGGTATTTCCTGTGTCATCAACTCCAGATCCGTCCATTACTCCACTCATTGCGAGAGCAGATGCAACATCTGAGGATGTGATGATGATGTTACCTTTACCGCGACGTGTTGCTTTTGCGACAGCATTTGCTTCACGTTCAATCTGGAACATCAAACCTTTGAACTTCTCAACAGACCAGCGTCCGTTTGAGTCAGTATCAAGGTCAAAAACACCAGCTGTTGTGGTATTGTGTTGTGCACCATGAGCAGCACTAAAATAAATTGTGCGAATAACTTCACGGTTGATCTCAGCCAAAATCTCCGCGGAGATTATGTTGGCAAGTTCTGTTTCAGCATCCAAACCATGAACGGCTTTAAGATCCTGAGCTAATTCCATCGAGTACTCACCCTTGAGTGCACGCGTCTTAGCTGTAACAGTAACCTTGTCGATTGAGAAGGCCATCTGTTGGAAATCTTCTGCAGCAGTACCGGCAACACCAGTAATACCGTAATCTTCAGCAGTAGCCGTGGTTTGACCAACACCATTAAGTGCAAGTGCAGGTGATCCACCTTGAGCACCAGCAACACCAGCTGTACCAGAAGAAGTCATATCCCCACCAGCATCAGCTGAATGAGTTGTGTCTACTTCGTTGTACATTGTGTCTGCACCATCTTGTGTGTCATACTTGGAACGCATTGCGAAAATGAGTCCAGTAGGGCCAGTCATTGGTTGAACACCACAAACATCATAAGCAATGAGGTTAGGCATTGCAGAACGTATCATTGAGATCATAACTGGATCTGCATACGTTATTGGTGATGGATGTGAAGAGGAAGTTGCTGTGGAGTTACCCATTGCTTCCGTCATCATACCAAAAGACCCACCACTTTCTGCGGTTTCTCTCATGGCAATTTCTTGGTTTTCCAGAAGTACGGCGGTGACCGCTCTCCTGTAGGAATCCTTAATCTTTGGCAGGTCTTCGTGCTCTAAGATAGGAGCCCACTTCTTTTGTAGTCCTTCAGCTAGATACATATTTTTATCTCCTAAAAAGTGGATATTGTTAAAGTTTAGTTGTTAAGGTTATGCCGGGTCAACGCTTTTGCGTAATAGTCAACACCTGCATCAACTTGCTCAACAACATCATCTGTTTCAGTATTTTCTACTTCTTCAGTCAATGGTTGAACAGTTTCTTTTGAACTTTGTGGAAAGTAGTTTTCCTTAATGACTCCAAGCTTTTCTTTGTATTGCTCTTCATCTTCAAAGTCTACTCCATCCGAAAGTTTTTCTAATTTTTCTTTCTCAGTATCAGCCAAATCTTCAGAAACAATCCTTAACGCTTCATCCTTTTTGTACTTTGAAAGTTCTTGTTTTGTTTCCACATTGGAATTAACTGACTCATCAAGTTTCTTCTCAAGTTCTTCTACTTTCTCGAAAAGATCGTCAACGAGGTCAACTTTTTCCTCTGGAATGTCAATATAGTGCTCAGTAAATAGATTTTTGAGTCCTGACATGAAATCTTCAACTAACTCAGAACGAACACCTCGTTCTACTGCTAGTTCGTTTTCTTTCATCCACTCTTCTACAACATAAGAAAGATAACCATCAGTTTTCTCTGTCATTGAGCTTGTGAGTTCTTCTTTAGCTTTAGACAGTTCTTCCTTATAATCTTCCTCTAACTTTTCAGCTCTCTGATTGACTTCAGAGATGACTTTAGCCGCTACGGCAGCCTCAAAGATTGTTGAAGCTTTAGTTTTAAAATCTTCCGAAAGTTCTTCACCATTTACAATGGCTTCAATGTCTTCTTTAACATCAATCTCAATATCTTCTTTACTGAGTTTTTTAACTTCTCGTTTGATTTCTTCTTCTACTTCTTCATCATCAGATTCTTCTTCCTCTTGGATAGTAGAACCCATGATTTTTGAGAATGAATCAGTAAGATCGGCTTTCTTCATGCCATTTAATTGGTCATAAAGTGCTTTAATCATTCCGGCTTTGGTCTTAGGAACAGAAACGGCTTCTTCAACCTCTTTCTCTTCCTCATCCTCATCATCGCCTTCTTCTTCATCGCCATTTTCTTCTTCATCTTCTTCTTTTACCTTAGCTTTTGCTTCGTCTAAGATTTCTTCGCCCGAAGACTCTTCCGCAACAGCTTGTTGCTCTTCTTCCAGTTCTTCAGCCGTTTGTTCCAAAATTTCTTCAGACATTGAAAATCTCCTATTAATTTATGTAAATTTATAACTATTATTATTTATAAGAATTTATATTTAGAGTTTAGAAATAAAGTCTCCAAAGGCACTAACGAGTGTCTGCTCTCTGTCCTTTCGTGAACTTTTTTCGATTTGGTCTTTATATTCTTGAATTTGTCGTTCTTTCAACAATCCATTATCCCAAATCCATTCCTTACCCTCCATTATTCCAGCTACAAATGCATCTGGAGCACTTGGATCGGCAACAATGTCAGCTGCAGTGGCGAGATAAAAATCACCCTGAACTTCCTGAATACCGCCCTTTGTAGGTTTCAATGAACCCATTCCTCTTGATGAAACACCCAAACGAGCACCTTCATCAATAAGATTCTTTACTATCTTTCCGTATGGAGTATCTAAAATTTTAGCTCGCCCCATAAAGTTTTGGTCTACCTCTACCAATTCCTCAATCATGTGAGAAACCCTTTCAAGATTTACAGTTGGCCCATCTGGATGACCCAATTCTCCGAAAGCTCTTTTCTTTTCGATAAATTCTGTATTATATCGTTTAGCTTCTTTTTGGAGAATACCTTGAGGATAAATCCGACCATTTCTATTTTTAGTATTTGCTTGCATGAAGATACCTTCAATGAAGTAGTTCTTACCCCCACTCTTTGTGGCTTCTGTAAGAAATTCTACATTAGTAACTTCTTCGCTAATTAATCTCATATAATTCTCCTAATTTTCGTCATGGTGGACTGAATCTGAACCTTTACCCATTCTGGATTTAAAGGCATCTTTCATATGTTTTCTGATTTCTGGTTTTAGTTTTTTACCCCACGTTGCAGTCTTCTTAGCTACCATCTTTTTTGCTTTCTTTTCTATTTGTGACCTTTTTCCACCTTCTGCATTTGCATATTCACCTGCTTTATCTACTATCGCAAAGGCCTTCTTTCTTATCGCTCTAGTAACTGCTGCTTTAACTTTATCTTCAGTTGGTGCTTTTTTTGCAGCACGAGCTCTTCCTAGAGCCGCCTTCTTAGCACTCCGCTTTCCTCTCATTTTTGCTTGAATTCTCTGTTGAACAGTTAATTCAGTCATAAACTCTTTGAAGGCTTTCATTATTTCCTTAATTTTTTCTGAAGTTCAGACCTTCTTTTTTCAGCACCAGCTCCAGCTCCAACAGAAATATCTCTTCCTGTGGCTGTTTTACCCATTTTCTTCATTCGTTCTTTCTTCTTCTGAAGCATCTTAAAACCCGAAGATCTTTTATACTTTTTCTGCCTCATCTTAATTTTATTTTTATTCTTACGATATTTCATTTTTTGATCTCTTTTTTGTTGGGCAGTTTTTTTCTCTCTTTTAACTACCTTCTCGTCAAGATCTTCTTCATCTAGAATATCAATTTTGAATTTAGAAAATGTTTTCATTTATCCCCTAAAGTTAAATCCTAATTTTGCGTTTCCTTCATAGTTAGGAGTATTATAGCCTGATAATTTTTTGATTGTCGCCTGTACAGAAAGAGTGTCAGCGGCCGCAGCTCCATGAGTTGCAATCTGAATATCTCCAAGTGTAACACCAGCTCCAGCTGCAGTACCTTTAGTTACAGGAATGAAATGATTAGTTTCATCCCAAACTCCACCACCAGTTAAATATGCTAATTGTGATGTTGCTGTTCCTCCGACATAAGTTAATACAGCAGAATGGCCAGAACTTACAGACCATTTAACTCCAGCAAGAGATACTTCTTTTGCAACCATTGCAGAAGCAACAGTTCCAGAAGTTGTTATTGTATGTGATCCAGATACCGAACCAGTTAGTGTTTTTGTTGTTCCTGGCATTGTAGTTCCAGACCAACCTAAAGGGGTAGAATCTGTACCACTCGTACATCGGTAAACTTGCATTGTTGCAGCACCAAGATCTTGGTCTTGAACTACCATGTATATTGGTGAGCCATCATTTGATGAAATAATTTCTCCTATACACCACCTATCTGATGCTGTAGTTACTGCAGATAGTGTTAGTGTACATAAACCATAAGTGGCAGCACTACAATCGAATATGTTAGCAGCACTTACTTCTCCTGACCCACAAAGACCAGTAGTATGTACTACTGTCTCAGCGGCAGTATCTCTTAGGGTTTTTGTTACGATTGGATACGCCATTTATTATTCTCCGTGTGCTTGCCCAAGAACTTTCATGAATGCTCGTTCAGTTCTTTGGATTTTGTTAATAATTTTATTTTTCTCTGAAGAGCCTAGCCCTTCTATATATTTAACCAAAATAGAAGCTGTAAGTGGATCTATTGGTATATCTGCTCCATCATCTAGAGTAATTTCACTATCTTTCCTTGACTTGGATGCTTTCTTTAAATCATCCATCACACCTTCTGTGATAAACTCTCCGAATTTTAATAATCTACTCTCACCTATTTTTGGTCTTTGTCCAAATTTCGCAGCTCCTCCTTTGGCATATCTTTTCTCCCATTCTTTGGGGTCAACATATTCAAAATCATCTTTATCTTTTGGATCATCAAACCACTTTTTCCATCCTTTAACGGAATCTACTTCCCATCTGTCCATATAAGCTAAAACATCTTTGTGACCACCAAGTTCTTTTCTTTCTTTTTCC